CCCTTAGCAGATGAGTTAGCATACTGTGAACGCATTGCGAAGATAAGTCCAGTAGGACCAGTCATTGGCTGAACGCCGCAGATATCATATGCAATGAGGTTAGGAACAGAACGACGAATAAGTGAGATAAGAATTGGATCGTAACCAGCTGCGCCAGATACGTTAGCAATACCACCAAAACCACCAGTACCGGCAGCATTGACTGGAGTTTCACTCAATAGAAGTGACTGTGGGTTGAAAGAAGCTTGTTCCTTGATTGCTCTTTCTGTATTCTCAAGAAGCTGTGCAGTCGTATTACGACGATGCAAATCAGTGATCTTGGGAAGATCAGGATGTTCAAGAAGAGGCTTCCACTTTGCAATTAAATTTTCATTTAGAACGTTCATTTTTTTCTCCTTTAGGAAAGTTATTTGTAATATTATTTATAAATTTTTACTTTTTAATTGTCTTAGAAAGCGAAGAAACATACAAGTCCATAGCTGGGTCTAGCGAAGAAGTTGCCTTAACTACTTCTGGCTCTTCAACACTTTCACTCAGAAGCTGGTCTTCAACAACCTTTACTTCAGTCTTAGTTGTGAAATATGTTTCCTTGATAATATTTGCCTTCTTACGAAATTCATCTGCATCAGAATAGTCAACAGCTTCTACAAGCTTAACAAACTTATCTTTCTGAGTTGAAGTCATTCCTTCTGAAAGATTAGAAGAAATTTCTCTCACTTCCTTTTCATTTACAATCTTAGAAAGTTCGATGTTATCAGCTGTTGTTTCGTTAACAAGAGCTTCAAGTTCCTCAATGCGTTCAGCCATTGATTCAACAATGTCAGCCTTGTCATCGGGGATTTCTACGTAATGCTCTTCAAATAGACCCTTCAATCCAGTAAGGAATGATTCAGTTACTTGAGCACGGATGTTGTTTTCTACTGCAAGCTTATTCTCAGAAATCCACTCTGCTACTGCATAGTTTAGATATGAATCGATATTCTCCATCATATCAGACTTGATTTCTTCATATGATTCTTCAAGCTTTGATTCAAATTCTTCTTCTAGACGAGCAGCTTCAATTCCAACTCTAGTTGAAACAGCGGCTTCGAATAGTGTACCAACCTTAAGACGGAAATCTTCTGAAAGATCAGATGAGTCACCAAAAAGAAGTTCAAGGTCTTCCTTTACTGACTGCATTGAATCTCCATTAGCCTTTGACTTGATAGTAGCCATGTTCTTTCCAGAATTATCACCAGTTGCAAGATTTGCATTGTTGTTAAAAATCTCATCTGGCTCAGGAACACCCATAGCAACCATTACCTGTGAAAGATCATCCTTACCAAGCTGTGAAGCATATGCGACCATTCTTGAAATTAGATCAGAACGAGATACATCAGTTGGCTTTGCGGCAATCGTAGCTTGATTGGATGCAGCAGCATCTTCTTCAAGATTGATTTCCTCTACCTCTTCAATGTTGTTTAGTTCATCAGACATTATTTTCTCCTATAAAATTTTATATGTAAATTATTTATGTTTTTTAAAACTTTGAAATTAGATGCTGAAATACTCTCAGCTTTGCTTCTTCAAGTTGTTGTTTGGAAGGTTTATTAATAACCTTTGCAGCTACTTCTTCAATATGCTTCTTAGCTGCTTCTATCTTCTGTGCTTTAATTAAACCATTGTCCCAAATCCAATCAACGCCTTCCATGATGCCATTTACAAAAGCATCAGGAGCGGATGGATCAGCAACAATATCAGCGGCTGTAGCAAGATAGAAATCATCCTGAACAACATGAATACCATCTTTTTCTACAATCGATCCCATACCTCTTGTAGAAACACCAAGCTGAACACCACTCTCAATAAGGTTACGAGCGATTGTTCCCATGGGAGTATTAAGAATCTTTGCCTTGCCCATGAAGTCGTTACCTTCTTGTGTAAGACTTACAATGCAATGCGAAACTCTATCAAGGTTAATAGAAGGTCCATCCGGATGACCTAGTTCACCCAAGGCTCTATTCTTATTAACATACTGTTCGTTATAACGATTGACTTCACGAGCAACAGACTCACACTTATACATACGACCGTTTCTGTTCTTCTGTTCAGTCTGGATGAAAGGACCGACAATATACATTGTCTTCTGACCTTCTCTTCCTTCTTCTGTAATACACTTTACTTGTTCATTTAATTCTGTGATGAGTTTCATTTTCTTAGTTCCTATATGCAACTGCAGTGGCTCTTAAATTAACACCGAATACAGTATCTGTTGGTTCTTTTACTACAGTCATTGACTCGTATGGTGCTAATGTTGTATTAGCTAACGTAGTAGTATTATTTGCTACAGCTAAGACAGTGAGAGAATTATTTGCATTAAAAACTCTTACCAACTTATTTGCACCAACTGTATTTGCAGTTGATAATGATACTTCTGTTCCTAAAAATTTATAAACAGCTGACATTTTTTAAAATCCTTGTTCTTCTGCAAATCTAACTAGTTGATCAAATCCTTCTTCAGTCTCTAGCTTTTCCATAAATTTTAATTTATTTTGTTCTGAAAGACTTTCATATAATCTATTTAGCTTTTCTTCTGCCATATTAGCATGAACTTGATCTTCACCACCAACTGGCTTTACTCCCTGTGAAGGAGGAAGTTTTATTTTTACTTTTGATACAAGAGGATCAGATTTAAGCTTATCGACACTATTTTGCATCATGTTTTCTTTATCAATTGCTTCACCAATTTTTATTTCGCCTCTTGGCTCACGACGCTTAATTAATTTTAATCTTCCGTCAGGACCATACTTTGTATATGTCTTATAATTTCCTCTATCTGACTTAGCAGTAGCAAAATCAACACCTTCGGCAGCAACTTGAGTTTCTTTTCCAGACCTAATTTTTTGTAGTGCCTGTCTATGCTTTTGATACTTCATGCGAAGATTATCTGGTACAGGTCTTCCTTTTTTCTTAAGAAGAGAAATTTGTCTTGATGTTCTGTCAGCCCAAAATTCATGGAACTGTCTATCTTGACCAGCTTCAACTAACTCAACTTCTTCATTCGTATTCTGTGCTTTGCTGGCAATAGTTTGTCTCTTCTTTTTATAGATATCATGTAAATGCTTTTTGATTCTAAAATGATTAATTCTATCATTTACATTATAACCGGGATTTTTCATTTCATTGCTTACAGCATCTACTTTCTTATATAATTCTTTAGTTTTTTTCAAATCTTCTCTAGCTTGCGAAATCATACTTTTAGGTTTTTCATTTTTATCCGTAGCTTCAATTATTTCTACTTCTTCTTTTTTAAAATATTCTTTAGGACGATCACTTTTCATAAGATCATCATATGACTGTGCATACTTCTTTGCCTTTTCAGCATGACGCATTGCTCTGTCAATAGAACTTTGATCTTTATTTCTTACGCCATAATCATAAAAGTAATGAGCATTAGTTACATTAGACTTTGCAAGTCTTCCATGCTCATCCCATGCTGTATCAGCTTGTGGTTTATCACGAGTAGAAGCAACTTTTGGTCTTAGATATTGATCAAAATCTGGTTTCTTATCCATCTCTTACTTACCTCTGTTCAAAAAGCCACGCTTATTGAGTGTTGCCCAAGCAATTTGCTTTGCTTTTTCAGGCGATTTACCAGCTTCAATTTCACTTTTTTCGATGTGCTTTTCCATACGATCAACCTTAGCACCTTCTTCAACATGTTCTACTTCTTCAGTAGCCTTTACTTTTGGTTCAGGGAAACCAAACTTCTTATCCCCCCACTTCTTAAGAAGTGCAAGATCAATTCCTTTTTTTCTTTTTTCAGAAGTTGGTGCATCATCACCATAATATGCATCACGACTGCTTGTTTTAGCCTTTTGAATATATCTGGTAGCAAGATCACGGGAAATTTCATGAATAGCTTCACGATAACTTTCATTCATTGATTTCTTAGCAGCTTCTGTCTTTTCAGCAAATTCGATTACGGCTTGTTCTTCCATAATTCTCTTTACTTCAGTTCTCAAGATTGCCTTAGCAGTATCACATGCATCGTCATAATCTTCTGTGAAATACTCATCTTCAGTTGAAGGATTGATTACAAGATAATTTCCCTTTGTATCTTCATGAACTGAGATCATGTAATCCCCAATCTTAAATGACTTAACATGTGAGAACACATTTTCTTCAATCTGTTCAACTTCTTCAGCTACTTCTTTTTTCTTTGTAAGCATTTCCTTCCAATCAGTCTTTGCTTTCTTCTTCTTTTCAGGATGATATGGAGCGTCTGGATTTGGCTTCTTCTTGCCACCAGCTTCATAACGCTTATAATATTCGTCTTCACCCTTAGCTTCTTCGACTGATTCTACTTCTTCTTTCTTAAGATACTTACCAATAACTTTGCGTCTGTTCTTTAGATATGAATCAGATGAATTAACCTCACCATCATTATTCACATCAGAATCTTCTTTACCGACTGGATCAAGTGCTGGCTTCTTCTTTTTCCCTTTAGAGTCATAGCGAGCTTCATACTCAGCCTGACCTTTCATTTTCCATTCTTTTTCATCAAGCTGTTCAGTTTCTTCTTCAACTGTTTCAACTTCAACTTCTTCTTTAACCTTAAGAGTTTTATCATATTCTTTTTTCGATTCTGCATCAGTTTCATATGATGCAGTTTTTGGGTCTAACTTACGATCTCTTCCATTAAAAAGAAAATCTTGATCAGTAATTCCTGGCACCATATCTCTATTCGATGGCTTAATTTCACCATGTAATGCCTTGAAATTTTGTTCACCCTGTGAAAGAGGCTGCGCTACTTCCATAATAGAACTAATAGTGCTGAGTACTGACTTTGCCATTGTAGATTATCCTTCGTGATCTTCGTTATCTGTTGAATTTGATGGAACAAAAAGTCTAGCAGAAACATCAGCGACCATTGATTCAACATGATCTGAAATACGTGACTGCATTTCTGCGTCTAACGCACTACGTAGATTTACTGCATCCTTATTCCATGCATGTACTAGAATGTTTTCAATGTTTTCGTTTACTTCAACTTCTTCAGTAACAGGAACTTTTGCATGAGAATTTTTATCTCTTTTATTAAGAGCGTTCTCTAAACCCTTTGCACGATTTGAAACTTTTCTAAATGAATTATCTGAATCATCAGAATAATTAGGATTATGCATATCTTTTCTTGTTTTATCTATATAATTTAAAACTTTTTTCTTTGAAATTTCATCAATTTGTTCTGTCATTTATTTTCTCCAATAAAAATTCTGTTACTTTATTTATAATTCTTTAGTATGCGCTACCTTTACCGGGAATATTTGCTTTATTATTGGTATTATTAGGCTTTTGCTGCGCTTGTTGATCTTGTTCTTGTTGTTTCATACCAGCAAATCCCTGATTAACTTCTTGATCTGGGATCATAGTTTCTGGTGGTGGCATCTCTTCAGCCATCTCTTGCATCATGTCAGCAATTTCTTCATCTGTCTGTTGTAGAACATTTCTACGAATCCACATATCAGAATAATACTTACCAACAAATGGAGCAATCATATTGAGAGTATTAAGTCTGTTGGTAAGAATTTCTGCATCTTTAAATTCTTCAAAATGATTGTCAATCTTGAAATCAAAATTTAATTGATTAGAGATTTCAGGCCAATCTGTTTCTGATACAATACCTTTTAAAATCAATTGTTTCTCTAGTGTCTTCAAAAGTAATTGTTGAAAACGTCTACGTAGTCTTCCTACAAACTTAGTGAATTTCACTTCATCTCTTGAAATTTCTGCAGAACGACCAAGATTAAATCCAGCTTGACCTGGTTCTAATCTTGACATAGGAACATTCAATGCTTGATATAATTTTTTCTGGAAGTACTGAACATCTGATAGTTCACCAAGGTTTTGACCAGCTGGAAGAGTAGTTATTTCAGTACCACGATTGCCTTCACGACGAGGTAGCCAATAATCTTCAAGCATAGTCATATACTTGCGATCATCTCTTACTTCACCACTAGATGCATCATATACAAGACGATTCTTATGGCGAACCATCATATCTCTAAGATACTGTTCTGCCTTAAGCTTTGGAAGATTGCCAACGTCGATATAGAAAATTCTTCTTTCAGGAGCACGAGAAATACGATAGATAACTGTCGCATCCTCAAGTGTTCTCAACTGATTGAGTGGTTTGATTGCTTTTTGTAGATAAGAATAAACAAGTTTGTTATTGCTATCCATCATACCAGATGTGACATGAAGAATAGAATCAACAGAAATTCTTAGACCAGATGTATTTGTATCTAGAGGAAGACCACCATTACCACCAGCTGGAAGAAAACTTCTTTCGTTATATACGAAGTATTCTTTCTGAGTATCAAAAACTGTGGTTTGACCTTTTGGTCTTCTCTTTACTTCTCTTACCTTGCGAATTTTTCTTGGGTCAAGATAACGAAGTTCTTTAATACCATCTCTTGGTCTTGTTTCATCAATGATGATATGATAGTACATACGACCATCAATATACCATCTTTTGAAAATATCATATGCTTCATTTTGAAAATTAAATAAATTAAGAACATTCGAGAACTCTTCTCTGATAAGTTCTTTGATATTGTCACTGTATTCAAGCTTATCTGTGTTAAGAGAAACAATCTCATCAGCATCAGCATCAATAGCTTCATTGACAATATCATCAATGGCTTGTTCTATTTCTGGCTGTAATGAAATTTCTCTATACTTAGCAACTAATTCTGATTCTGTTCTTGCAGTACCATCTAGGTCAACGAATGTGCCATATGCACCACCAGCTGCAACAACAACAGCACCATCGTCCTTTATCTCTGGAGCAAAGGATTCGATAGGTTCTTCAGTTTTTCTTTTGATTTCAAAGCCAAAAAGTTGCATAATAATATTTTTCCTTAAGAAAAGAGAGCCGTTATACTCTATTTATAACGGCTCTCGATACTTATTTAATTAAGAACCACCAGCATTACCAGTGATACCATTCAAGACTTCGAATGAATCATACTGGAATGTGACTTGGAACTCTTCGATTTCATCGACAGATGCCCACTGCAAGTCAATTGTAGAAATTGCTTCTGGATAAATTCCATTGAACTGATATGTTCTTAGAACTTCTCCAGCCTTGCCATACTGAGTTACAGTTGCCTGTGACTTGTATTCTGCAGGAGCGCCAGTAGGTAGTGCTGTGATATTTTGCTGATAGAGATTGATATAGTTATTCCACTGTTCCATTGCATTTCTTACAGCAAAATCTTCGTCATTGATAATGGTTACTGTCCATGGATCAAAACGACGATCACCAGCCATCTTAAGTCTTCTTCCAAAGTAAGGAACCTCAATTAGACCAAGTTGTGAGCTTGGAATTTGAGCTACCTTACAAAGAAATGGGAGCTTAATATCAGCAACCGGATTAATTGGGTTGCTGATGATTACTTGGAAGAGGGATGGTCTTGCGCCACCAAATTGAAGGCGTGATCTGATATCATTAATATTGAATGCCATTTTATTTCTCCCTCTTAGAACTTACCAACAATTTCTTCGAACTCAACACCAGTGCGTACAGCAACGAAGTTAAGCTGGATGAAATTGATTGAACGTGCGGGCTTAATGTAAATGTCACCTCTGAATTCGTTTCTGTCAATAACTTCTGGAGTATTGTTTGTTGTATCACAAACAACTCTGAAATCATAAATTCCACGACGACCCTGAATGTCACGAAGATATGGTTCTACAAGATTGCGGAATGCTGC